TATAATATGAACTCAAATTATCAAACTGCTTCACCCAAATCTTTTGGACCTGTATGGCCTACTTCAAATGGAGAATTTTACATAAGTGGTTCTTCAGATTTTGGTTCAGGTACTAATACTGTAAGCGGATAAAAGTAAAATATTATGAAATATTATTATATGATATCAATGGATGAGTTTTGGAAATTAGACCCATCTTTAATAAGTATAATTTCTCAAAGATGGACAAGAGCTTCTATATTAATTGAAATATCAAAAGAACTTTCTGTTTATGATGAACAATTTGATAGTATAGATGAAATGTGTACTTTTTCAGTTCAAAATGGTTTCTGGGAATTATATAATACAGGAACACCTTTTGAACTTTATATCCCAGAAACAGATGATCCTATTTTACGAGGAGAAGTTGGCCCTTAATAATATTTTTATTATATTAATACCTTAACATAAAAAATTAATATTTATAATCATGACAAAAGAGAAAAAAACTCAAGTTTTAACAAAAGAAGAAATAGAAAATTTAACTTTGTTGCAACAACAACAAAACGATTTAATATTTAGTTTAGGTCAAGTAGAATATCAACTAACATATTTTACCAAACAAAAGAATTTAATACAACAACAATTAGAAGCTCTAGAAAGTAATCAAACCACAACTGCCCAAGAAATGGAAAAAAAATATGGGCAAGGGACAGTAAATTTAGAAAGCGGCGAATTTATTAAAGCTTAGTCGCATTTTTAAGAGCTTCTGTAATATTTATAAACAAAATTAATTCATTAAAAAAATGGCAGAAGTACTTTTATCCCCCGGTGTATTAGCAAGAGAAAATGATAATACCTTTATTTCAGCACAACCTTTACAAGCTGGAGCAGCAATTTTAGGTCCTACAGTAAAAGGTCCAGTTGGCATACCAACTTTAGTTTCTTCATATTCAGATTACCAAAACAAATTTGGTGCTATAATAGAAAGTGGTAGCGTAGAATACACATACTTTACTTCAATCTCTGCATATAATTATTTCCAACAAGGTGGAGATTCATTATTAGTAACTAGAGTAGTATCAGGTTCTTATACTTCTGCAACTAGTACAGTAATTGGAAATGCTTTAGAAAGTGGAGTATTAGGAACTTTAGATGGTGTTACTAAAAGTGCATTTAATGCAACTGGAAGTGCGGGTGGTAGTGTAAGTGCTGCTAAATCATCTAATCTAAATGTTACAGCTTCATTTGTAGTAGCTAATTCTGAAAGTATATCTTCAATTACTTTAGATGCTGCAGTAGGAACATTTGCTATAGGAGATACTATATCATTTACTTCACAATCTTTAGGGGCAACAAAGGGAGATGGTACAGATTTAACACTTACTTTAGTAGCTAGTAATATAGTAAATGAAAATGCTTTTACATTAGAAACTTTAAGTGAGGGGACTATTATGAATAGTACAGGAGCTACAGGTTTGAATGGAACACTAGTAAATGGTACTAAAGATAATTTAAGATGGGAAATAGCAGAACCTAATACGGCTTCTGGTACATTTAATTTATTAATTAGAAGAGGTGATGATACAACTACTTCTAAAACAATATTAGAAACTTGGACTGATTTATCATTAGATCCTAATTCTCCAAACTATATAGAAAAAGCAATAGGTAACTCAAAACAAGTAGTGGCTGAAGATTCTGGAACAGGTGAATACTATATCAAAAATGAAGGAACTTTTAACACATTAAGTAATTTTGTAAGAGTAAAATCTGTTAGTTCAAAAACATTAAATTATTTTGATAATGCAGGAAATGCAAAAGCTCAATATACTGCATCTATTCCAGTAATAGGGAAAGGTGAATTTAAAGATGCTACAGGTATTAATACCCCAACAGGTAGAGCTGCACAATATTATGAAACTATAGATGCTACAGATACTCAAGGTTTAGTAGCAGCAGATTATACAACTTCTTTACAATTATTATCAAATAGAGATTTATTTAGTTATAATATTATAACTGCCCCAGGATTAACAAGAGAAAGCCATGCAGCACCTTTATCTACTATGGTAGATAATTCACAAGTTAGAGGAGATAATTTATCTATAATAGATTTAAGAAATTATGGTTCAGGAATTAATTCAGTAACAGCAGGAGCTGCATCTATAGATTCTTCATATGCTTCTACATATTGGCCTTGGTTACAAATTTTAGATCCTGATACAAACCAACAAGTTTGGGTACCAGCTTCAACAATGATGCCAGGTGTGTATGCATTTAATGATAGAGCAGGAGAAGCATGGTTTGCACCAGCTGGATTAAACAGAGGTGGATTAGCATCTGTATTAAGAACTGAAAGAGCTTTAACTAATGGAAATAGAGATACTTTATATGGAGCTAATGTTAATCCAATAGCAACATTTCCAAACACAGGAGTAGTAGTATTTGGACAAAAAACACTACAGAAAAAAGCAAGTGCTTTAGATAGAGTAAATGTTAGAAGATTATTAATTTCTCTTAAAGGATTTATTTCTCAAATAGGTGAAAACTTAGTGTTTGAACAAAATACAGCAGCTATAAGAAATAATTTTTTAAGCCAAGTTAACCCATACCTAGAAAGTGTACAACAAAGACAAGGATTATATGCTTTTAAAGTTGTAATGGATGATAGTAATAACACCCCAGATGTTATAGATAGAAACCAATTAATAGGTCAAATATATATTCAACCAACTAGAACAGCTGAATTTATATACCTAGATTTCAATCTACAACCAACTGGAGCTACTTTCCCAGCATAAAAATTAAAGAATTAGATATTTATAATAAGAAATTAAAACAAAATAACATGCCAGTATTAGATCCAAACGATATATTTTTCACCGCTTTTGAACCAAAGCAAGCTAATAGGTTTATCTTCTTTTTAGAAGGAGTTCCTAGTTTTATAGTAAAAGGAGTGAGTGCAATATCACTTACACAAGGTGAAGTAGTATTAAACCATATGAATGTTCAAAGAAAAGTAAAAGGTAAAACTGTATGGAATGATATTACAATGACATTATTTGATCCAATTACACCATCAGGTGCACAAGCAGTAATGGAATGGGTAAGATTACATCATGAATCAGTTACTGGTAGAGATGGTTATTCTGATTTTTATAAAAAAGATCCAAAACTTCAAGTTTTAGGACCTGTAGGTGATATAGTTTCTGAATGGGTATTAAAAGGTGCTTTTATTAAAGAAGCTACATTTGGAGATTATAATTGGGATACTGAAAACGAAGCAAAACAAATAGAATTAACATTAGGAGTTGATTATTGTGTTTTAAATTTCTAAAAAAACTAAATATTCTTTTAAAGGGAGCTTGGCTATGTCAAGCTCCTTTTTTATATTGGTATTTATAACAAAATTAAGTTATTTTAAATAAAAGATTATGAGCGAATTTAAATTCCCTACTGAAGAAGTAGATTTACCATCAAAAGGTTTAATATATCCTAAAGACAATCCTTTATCAAGCGGAAAAATAGAAATTAAATATATGACTGCTAGAGAAGAAGATATATTAACTAATCAAGCATATATTCAAAAAGGCAATGTTTTAGATAAATTAATAGAATCTTTAATAGTAAATAAAGAAATAAGCTATAAAGATTTAATTATAGGAGATAAAAATGCTGTTATGGTAGCTGCTCGTATTTTAGGATATGGAAAGAATTATAAGTTTGAATATAAAGGAGAAGAACAAACGGTTGATTTATCTACTTTAGAAAATAAAAAATTTGATGAATCTAAACTAACCCCAGGAGAAAATGTTTTTTCATATAAACTTCCTCATACTGAAGCAGAAATTACTTACAAAATTTTAGATGGTCATGATGAATCTAAAATAGAAGCTGAGTTAAGAGGAATTAAGAAAGTAAACAAAAATGCTTCACCTGAGTTATCTACTAGATTAAAACATATGATTTTATCTGTTAATGGAGATTCTGAAAGAAAAACAGTTAGAGAATTTGTAGATAATTATTTATTAGCTATAGATTCCAGAGCATTAAGAGAACATATTAGAGATACTCAACCAGATATAGATTTAATGGTTGATTTAGAAGGTGAAGAGGAGGTCACAATCCCAATAGGGATTAACTTTTTTTGGCCTGACGCTTGAGATAGCTCCCCAAATTAGACTAAATTTATTTAAACAAATCCATGAAATAATATTCCATGGTAAAGGAGGTTATAATTGGCCTACAGTATACAATATGCCTGTATGGTTAAGAAAGTTTACTCTAAAAGAAATTTCTGATTTTTATAAAAAAGAAAAAGAAGAATATGATAAAGCCCAAGGCAAGGGAAAAACTACTGCAATGGACCCTTCGGGAAAAGTAAATACTTCTAATTTACCTCAATTCAAACAACCTTCATCTAAGAGTACCTCATATAAATAATTATATTTTTTAATATTTATAATAAATATTTTAAATGGCTAAAACTTTAGATGAGTTAAATAAAGAGATAGAAAAATTAGCTAAGCTATTAAGGGAAGAGCCTGTTATGTTTAAAGATCTAGCAGCTGCGGAAAGAGCTATAAAGTCAATGGAGCAAGACCTCCGGGGGGTTAATAGTGAGCTAAGTTATGTAAGAGATGCATTCAAAGATAGTGTAAATGAATTATCTAAAGGTAATAATTATTTAAATGAATCTAAAAAAGCATTAAGAGGAATTTCTTCAATTTCACAAAAATTAATATCTATTAAAGAAGGTGAAACAAAAGCTACAACAGATCAAATAAAAAAACTCCAAGTACAAGCTAAACTAAAATTTAAATTACTTCAAACTGCTTTAAGACAAGGAAATTTAGAAGATGATCAAAAAGAAGAAATAAAAAGGTCAATCCAACTACAAAGTAATTTTATGGAAGGTGCCCAAGAAGTTTTAGATATTCAAAAAGAAATAAATAAAAATGCGGGAGTTAGATTATTTGGAGGATTAGAAGATATAACTAAAGCTATCCCAGGACTAAGTAAATTTACGGGAGCATTTACTGAAGCTTCTGAAGCAGCTGAATCCCAAGCTAGATTTAATAAACTTAATTTTGACACAGTTAAAGGAATAACAAAAGCCCAAAGAGTACAAAGACTTCAAGATTTAAAAGCTTTAAGAAGTGGTAAAGCTTTAAACAAAGAAGCTGTAAAAAGGTTAGGATTAGAAGGAAGAATGGTAACCAAAGCAGGGTTATTAAATAAATCTTTTAAAAGATCAACAATATCAAAAGCTGTAAAACCTTTAGGCAAATCTATAACCCCATTCATGGCAGGTTTAAAATCTATAGCTCCTGCTCTATCAAAAGCATTAGGTCCTTTATCTTTAATAATTGAAGCTGTAAGAGCAATAGGAAGTGCAGATAAACAACTAGTAGAGCTTCAAAAATCAATGGCTTTATCCTCAGATGACGCCGTTAAATTTAGAAGTGAATTAATAGGAGCAGCTGCTGCTACAGGAGATATTAATATTACAGCTACAGCTTTAAATAAAACTTTTGGTAGTATTAGCCAACAATTTGGATTTATAGCTAAATTTTCATCTGATACTTTAATAACAACAACAAAATTAACAGATGTAGTAGGGATAGGAGCTGAAGCAGCTAATAATTTAGCAGCAGCATCAGTTTCTTCCGGTGTTGAATTTGAATCTGCTTATAAAAATGCAATAGGAACAAGCTATGAGCTTCAAAGACAAGAGGGAGTCCAATTTGATTTAAGACAAATTTTAGAAGAATCTGGCAAAATAACAGGTACTATTAGAGCTAATTTAGGAGCTAATATTACAGCAATAGCTGAAGCAATAACTGAAGCTAAATTATTTGGATCTACTTTAAATGAAGTAGCTGCTGCAGGTAGACAATTATTAGATTTTGAATCATCTATTACAAATGAATTAAAAGCAGAATTACTAATAGGTAGAAACATTAACTTAGAAAGAGCAAGATTAGCAGCCCTAAACGGAGACCAAGTTACTTTAGCTAAAGAACTAAGGAGAGAAGCAGGAGACTATACTGAATTTACAAATATGAATGTAATTCAGCAAGAAGCTATAGCAGCAGCTGTAGGAATGCAATCTGACCAATTAGCAGACATTTTATTTAAACAGGATATTCAGGGTAAAACTGCAGAACAATTAAGAGCTCAAGGTAAGGATGAATTAGCTGATATGTTAGAAAAACAAACAATGCAAGAAAAATTTAATGCTTCTATTGTTAAACTTCAAGAAATGTTTACAGATGTTTTTACTGCTATTTCTCCAATATTAACTGTAGTAGTAGACATATTTAAAATAATAGGGTATATAGTAAAACCTATTGGGGCTTTAATAGCAGGAGCTAATAAATTTAGTAGTATTTTAGGCTTTATAGTTAGTTTAATTACTGCTGCCGCTATTGCAGCTACAGTAATGAATGCTAGTTTAACTTTTGGGATTGGAGCAGCTATTACCTTAGCTGCTATAGGGGGATTAATGACTCTTTTATCAAGTAATAAATCATCATCTACAACTCCAGTAGGAGATATGTTTTCTCCAGCAGATGGTAAAACTCAGGTATCAACTAAAGAAGGAGGTTTATTTGAATTATCTAGTAATGATGATTTAGTAGCAGCACCTGGAGCAGCTAATATGATGGCTAATAAAACCAAAAAACAAATAAGAGATGATGAAAAAGATGAAAGAAGAAGAGAAAGAGAAGAAAGAAGAAGGGAAAGAAGAGAAACAAAAGAACATCAAAAAAGAATGGAACAAAAACAAGACGAATTAATATTTGAAGCAAGAGATAGCAATCGTAACTCACTATATGGACTTGCTTAATTTTTTAATATTTATAACAAAATAAAACATAATATTATGGCAAACACAAATTCACTTTTAGATAGATTACAAAATCAAGGAGGATCAACATTATCTAAAGATAATGGTTCACCAATACCTCCCCCAATCAATCCAGGTGCAACTAAACAATCCAAATTACATGCGTTTGATGTAATTCCTGGATATTCTTTAGACGGTAATTTTAGAAACCCTGTAGCTCAAGCTTATGCAGCTTATGATGATGGGGTTGTAAATGCGTTACCACAACCATCTGAAATAGATTTAAATGGTCAAACACCAACAACACCTAATAGATTTGCAGGAACTGCAATCATTAATAATACTTTTTCAGAAGGAACTTATAGCAATAGTGCACCACCTGAAGCTCTAGGAAGAATTTAATTCATTAAATGCCCTTAGTTACACTCCAAACTAACCTTAAGTCTTTAAAATTTAGTAAAGATCAAGAGGGAGGAAATAAGAATAGTCAACCTTATATTACTACTCCAATTCCCGCTAATGGAGAAGACCTACCATCATCAGATTTACGTTTAGAATCTCCTGATTTTTTACTTAGAGGAGGAGCAAATGCTGTCCAAGAAACCCAAAAAGATTTAGTAAGATTAGGAAAATTTTTTATAGATACTAGCTCACCCTCAGGGATGTTGTTTATTACTAAACAACAAATATTATCAAGAATAAGTGTTGCTACCCAAGCTAGTGGAAACCAATCTTCATCTGATAAATGGAAAAATGCAGCTTTAAATGATGGAGTTTATAATCCTTTATCTACTTTAGCACAAGCAGGGGTTATTGCTATAGGAGGCCATATTCAAAAACAGGGTGCTTTACCTCCTTTAAAAACTAATAGAACATATACAGATGTAGTAAAAGGTGAAGGAGTTTTAGGTAATTCTATTGTTGAGAATGCAAATAATAGACTTGTAAAACTATATAATACTCAATATGCAAACCCTTATAATGAGTTTTCCATAACAGATAATGTTAATATATTTTCATATAAAGGAGGACCTAATTCTATATTAGGAATAGGAAAAACTAACATAAAATTTGCAACAAATAATAGAGGAGCTTATACCCCTACAGGAATAATTGATAAAAGTTACCAAGCAGGACCTATAAAAAGGAACCAATTTAGTTTAACAACCCCTCCTATAGGAGTTTCAAATAAATTTTTTGATCTTACACAAGATTTAAATTCTCTCCCTTCATTATCTACTGATGGGGGAATAACATATGAACCAGATTCTCTCTCAGCTTTTAATAAAGGAACTTTAGCTTCAAGTGATAGTTCCAAACAGTTTGGGATTGGATCATTTAAAACCCACACAACATTAACCCTTGAAGAAACTTATAATTATTCTAAAGAACTTAACGAAAAACAATCTGGATACATTGATGACTTTAGAAATAAAATAAAAGCATTTGATGATCTTAATTATGTTAAACAAGATAATCCTGAAAAATCGTCTACCATAATGAGTATTTCCCCTTCGTATAAGGTAGAATTTAATAGAACTATAGAAGGTTTAACTAATTCAAGAGTTAACCAACAATCCCCAGGACAAAAGGGAAATGTTTATAAATACACACAAGGTAAAGTTGTAAATTATGGAACTAATGATTCAAGAACAGTTATAGTAGATCAAATAAATGCACAACCTATATACAAATCTGGAGGTGTAAGAGGAGGCATCACTGAAGGTAAGGGTGGTACTATATCTAAAAATGATTTAATTAAATTTAGAATAGCAGCAATAGATACAGAAAACCCATCTCAAAAACACTTTATTCATTTTAGAGCTTTTATAGATTCATTTTCTGATAATTATAACGCAAGTTGGAATTCTCAAAAATATATGGGTAGTGGAGAAAAGTTTTATAAATATGATAATTTTACTAGAGACATAAATTTAAGTTTTACAGTTATAGCCCAATCAAAACCTGAAATAATGGAAATGTATAGAAAGCTTAATTTTTTAGCTTCTAATTTAGCCCCAGATTATACTACAGCTGGATATATGGCAGGACCTTTAATCCAATTAACTATGGGTGCTTGGTGTTATGAATTACCTGGATTTTTAAATTCATTAACTTTAGATATACCTCAAGAAACAACTTGGGAAATTGGTATAGATGAAAGAGGTAAATCAGATAAATCTGTAAAAGAAATGCCCCATATGGTTAGAGTAAGCGGAGTTTCATTTACTCCAATCCATACATTTAGACCATCTAAACAAGAAATTAAAGCTAGAAAAACAGGTAATTCATATGGAAAAGAAAGATATATTGCTTTAACTCAGGGAAGTAATAATAATTATGATACTAGAAGAAATAAAGGAGAAAAATATGCTGATTTTGTTAAAAGAGCTAACCCAGTTCCACCTCCACCCCCACCACCAGACCCATTACCATCTAGAGGAATTAGTAAAATAGAACTAGTAAATGAACCTCCAACATTAAGAACTATACAAACTAATGAAATAAAAGTTAAAGAAGAACTAGATTTAGGACAAGATCAATTTTTTGGAATATAAGTTTGATTCTTTAATAAACTAATTTACATTATAATAAATGAGAAGATATTCACCTATACCAACAACAAAATCCCCAGATGGAAAACAAATGTATGTAACTACACGTTATCCTGAAATTCCAAGGTCTTTTGAGGATACTTATGTTTTTACTACTATAGGAGATAGATATGATAATTTAGCTTTACAATATTATGGAGATGCTTCTTTATGGTGGATAATTTCAATAGCTAATAGTGAATTATCTCAAAGTTCTTTAACACCCCCAATAGGAGCCCAAATTAGAATTCCTTCAAATCCTTCACCAATTATTGCAGATTTTGAAGTTTTAAATAAATCTAATACATCCCCAAATATAGGAGCTAGTACAGGAGGAGGAGGATATTAAAATAATAAGTTATGGGAAATATAGTAGGAGAACCTTTTAAAGATTACGTAAAAACCCAAATTAATAGAAGGCAAAAAATTCATGGTAAAAAAACAAGAAATTCCACTGAAATTTCTTATTTAAATTCTAGAACTTCTTGGATAAAATTAGTTAGTGGTACTAAGATTGAAATGGAACGTCTTAATATGCTCCCTAATTTATCACAAACCCAAAAAAATTCTCTTATGGGTTTAGGATTAGCTCAAAAATTTGTTCTTTTTAATGGTACAAGCCCAATAAATCAAAGTTGGGATGAAGAAAAAATGGCAGATGCCAGAAAAAAGGGAATGAAGATAAGTGCAAAGATGTTAGAAAAATCTGGGACTAAAATACAGGATGCCTATAGTAAATTTACCTCACAACAAAAAAGTGGATTTACAGGAGATAATGGAGCTTATTTTAGTGGGATAGGTAATGGAAAATATGATTTTGGTATAGTTCCTATGCCTGGTATAGAAAGTGTAAATGTAAAATCTATGGATATGGGCTCAATAAAAAGAGCTACAATTCAATTAAAAGCTTATAATAAACAACAATTTGACATAATAGATATTTTATATTTAAGATTAGGATATACGATATTATTAGAATGGGGAGATAGCCATTACATAAATAATAAAGATGGAAAAATAGAAAAACTAGAAACAACTTTATTAGAAAAATTATTTTTTAAACATGGGTTTGAAACTAACTATTATAATTTATTAGACGTTTTAGAAAATGAAAGAAAACACTACTCAGGATGTTATGATGCTTTAATAGGTAAAATAACTAATTTTAAATGGACTTTTAATCCTGATGGAACTTATAGTATTACTTTAGATGTAATAAGTTTAGGAGATGTTATTGAATCTTTAAAATTAGGAATAATTCCTTATGCGGCATTATCACAAAAACAATCCGAAGCAGAAAATGAAGAAGGAAAAGAAGATGTAATAGACGCTAGTAAAAACAATAATGAATTATCTAGGATGTTTTATAACATTAAAGTAAATTCTATACAAGTAGAAAAAGGATTAACAAATAAAGTATCATTCCTTTCAGATGAATTAGCTCCAATCAACACAACAATTAATGTGGGCGTTCAAACAGTAAGACCTAATTACAATACAGCATATCCTAAATTAAATGTAGGAAGAAGTGTAAGGGTTCCTCAAGCATATGAATTTATACTAAATAATTCTATTCTTCCTGCTAAAGGGAAATTATCTGAATATGTTCAATTAGGGTTCTGTGAACCAAAATATCAATGGTATATTAGATTTGGAAATTTACTAGAATCCATTAATGCTTTATTAATTCATAATTTAAAAGATGATAAGGGTCAAAAATACTCTTCTTTAAAAATAGATACAAATCCTAAAACTAATATAATGTTTTATATCCCTAATATGGTTTCTTTAGATCCTAAAGTTTGTATAATCCAAAATTTAGAAGTCCAAAAACCAGAGGGATATGTAGATAAAATATTTGGAGGGTTAAACCCTTTTACAAGAAAATTTTCAGAAAACCCGTCTACTTATGGGAATATAATGAATATATACATAAACATGAATCATATTCTTGAAATGTTAAATCAAGTTGATAAGGATGGGAATATACTTTTTATGGAGTTTTTAAGGAATTTATGCGATAGTATTAATAGATCTCTAGGAAATGTTAATAGATTAGAACCTAAAATTGAACCTACTACTAATATTATTAAAATTTATGATCAAACTCCTTTACCTAATAAAGATAAATTACCCTTTACTATTTTCCCTACAGGATCAATAGAATCCACTTTTGATTTATACGGCTATAATAATCAGGATAATACTTCTAATTTTATTCACAATATAGGTTTAACTACTGAAATAACTCCTGAATATGCTTCAATGATAACTGTAGGAGCTACTGCTGATGGGTATGTAGTAGGAGAAGAATCTACAGCTTTTTCTAAATGGAATAATGGGATTATAGATAGATTTAAAGAATCTATAGATTTCCAAACAACTCCTTCAGGTTCTTTTTCTGAAAAATATTTGTCAGTTTTAGAAAATTATTTTAAGTTAATGAGACAAACTACAAGTGCAGATCCTAATGCCCAAAGTAATTCCTGGTACACATATGCAGGAATAAGATTAGATGTAGCAGTATTTGTAGCTTTTAAAACTGCTGAAGATAGAGAAGAGGCTGAAGATTTTTTAAAATATTTAGAAACAACTGTTAATAATGGAGTAGGTGTTATTCCTATTTATCTTAATAGTAAAAATATTGATACTAATATTAGGACTATTTCTGAATTTTATAAAATTTTGCAAGCACAAGCAGCTAAAAAAGCCCAAGATAAAAACAAATCTTCAGGCCAAACAGGTTTTTTACCTTTTAACCTTCAATTAGATATGGATGGAATTTCAGGGATGAAAATTTATAACAAATTAGAAGTTAATTCTAAATTTTTACCTACAAATTATCCTGAAAAATTAGAATTTATTACTACTAATGTAGATCATAATTTAAAAGATAATAAATGGGTAACTAATATAAATACTATTGCAACAGTAAGTAATTTATTATCTACAGAAGAAGTTAATAAAGAATTAATAATTAATTTTAAAGATACAAAAGATTTATTACAAACCATGGGTAGAATTGATGATGTATTTAGAATTAGATATAACGATGACCCTACTACTATACCAAACCCAGGTAAAAATAGGAATCCTATTATAATTCAAAATAAATCTCAAAAAATAAAATATCAAAAATTATACTTTAGACAATTTGGAAATACAACAACAACTTATGCTAACTTTAATAATTTTATAATAAGAAAAGGAGATGACCCTAATTCTTATGCTATGAAATTTATTAAATTTTTAGGTGAAAGAGATAGTAGAATTAAAATTAAAGATGCAAGTAATAGAAGGCCAGGACAATTGGGTAATGGAGCAGATATTTCAGAAAAATTATATAATGTTTTAGTAAATAAATTACATCCTGAAAGTTTAAAAGAAAAATATTCTTCAATTTCAAGGGATATTGTCATAACAGCAGGAAACGATGCTTTTCATCAGGGAAAAACTTTAGATATTAATGCTAAATATCCGACATCTAATGTTACACCTGCTAATACTACTCATACAAGAGGTTTAGCCCTTGATTTAAGGTCAACAGGAGATGTAAAGAAAGATAATCTTATAATAGAAATGCTTTATAATGCAGGATTTGGTGGAATTTTATACCATGATCCTCCTCATATACACGCTAATATAAACCCAAGATAATGTACTACCCAAAATCTCAAATAAAAACCGATCAATATACTAATGGGGGAGAATATTATATTATTTCAACAGGAGAACCTTACACAGGATATTATCATATAATAGGAGGAAGTGCTTATGCAACGGGTAAAAATCCTCAAGATACTCCTGTAAAATCCCTAACTCTAACCCCACCATCTTCTCCCGAAGATCAGGATGGAGTTTTTCCTCCTGACCAAATAATAATACAAAATAAAAGTTATGAATCATTTAGTATAGGAAATGAAAGAAATAACCAAATTTATAGTATTACTCCTAAATCAACATTATCTCAAGCAAGACAATTACCTAAATTCACAAAACCCTTACCTACTACTAGAAACTATAAAGAAGGAGAATTTCAACGATATTTTTGCAAAAAAAACAATGAAATGGTTTATCTTGAAATAGATCAAAAATCTTTTAAAAGTCTAAGCAAAGGAGAACCTACTATAGCATATGATCTTTATACTCCCCTTTCTATTCCTTGGTCTTTAACTGGAGATAAAGAACAAGTATTTAATACTAATAAAAAAATAGTTACTTTAAAAGAAACAAGAGGAAAGTTTTATGGGTTTATTGCGTATTTTAAAAATAATTGGTTAGAATTTTATCAATCCCCCATAAAAGAAAATTTATATACAAATGGAGGAGAATATTCTACTAAAAATGGTAAAGAATATATAGGAGATTATCATATTCATCCCGAAAAGGGACCAATGGTGGGAGCAGTTCATGTTTCAACTCCTCACGAATATTTGTACCCTATAGTTATTTCTACTACGGGTTCTTTATCTACTTCTCCTCAACTAACTCCTCCAAATTATTCACCTCCTGCTTCAAGTGGTGGAGGAGGAGGTGGATATTAAAAATATCCTTCGTATATTTAACTAATTGTTTTGGCTAATTGAAAATACTGACCAATTAAAAGGTTTTTATAATAAAGGTTACAAAGAAGCTTACATAGAAGTTATACCATATTCTTATAAAACGCATCCTGTAACTAATAAAATATCTTTAGTATATGTACAT